CCAACTATCAATATTATTAATGTATTTAGATGAGGAAGAATGTTATAAAGTTATCCTTCCTGTTGTTTATTGTGCCGTCACGGCCCGTTCTCAGATTTGTTCGAAGCTGATGGGGCATCCGGGCGTCCAGTATGCAGTTACGTCGTTCTCGGAATCCGCGAGCTTGCCGCTGAAGACGACCCCTCCTTGCGTCCTGGTCGACGTGGTGAGCTTCTGGGAGATCGCCTGCGTTTCGGCGTCGTCGAACGGTCCAATCAGCTCGTCGTTAAAACGGATATTCCATTGCGCCATGTAATCACCTCCCTTCTTTGCGTGGGTGCCCTCATTGTCTCGCTCGAACTCGCCGGCAAGGAGGTGAAGTGATGGGAACCGTCAGCACCCGCATTGAAGAAGGGGACGGTTTCAAAGTCCTGAGATACGGGCTCGGAAGCATCGTTCTCATCATCGGCTATCCCCAGTCGGAAAGCGACCTGATCGACGCGCGAGATGCCATCGCCAAACAGTTCGATTACGAAATCAGCATGAACGGGCGACGGCACGGCGGACATCGTTCCGTCCGCGCCGCCGCCATGCCGGAGTCAGTCGTCGATCTCAACCAGCGACCACCACAGGGCGGCACGCGGATTGAGATAGATAAGAGACCCCTCTGGGACACCGAGAGCCCGACCTCGAACCGAGACCACGCCACCCGACGCGGCGGCGCTCTCCAATTCATTGAGAATCTTCGACGGATACTCTTCTCCCGCTAAATCGACAAACCGTCGCTTATCGGCGGTCATCTCAAACACGAGTCGATACGTCATTATTTTTCACCTCCTCTCATTGCTGGTAGTTAGGCAATGTCCAGCTTAGGGGAGGTGGGCCAACGGCATAAAAAGGAAGAAAACCAATGAGCGAGAAACTCACCATCGCGAACCCCGAGGACGGGAACCGTCCCCTCTCCTATCAGGCTCTCAGCCACGGCATCGACGAAATCCGTTTGGGTGACATGGGCATCACGGACGCGGTGTGGCGCGGGCCGCACAGCGAGCTCGTGGCGTTGGCCCGTCGAATCCTCGACGCGGAGGCCGGACGATGAACGCCCGGGATTACGGACAGCACGCGAGCGGCTACCGCAGGCCCGAGCTCGACGAATTGCCTCGCGGCTTCATGGTCCGGTTGATTCTCTGGGCCGTGGTTTTCGCCTTCTGCATCGGCTGGGTGATGTCGCACGCCGGTTGCGCGCATCCCATCGGCAATGGTTTGGCCTCCCTTGTGGGATTCGGTTGCGCGCCATTGCGGCTCCTGTGCCTTGTGCTGAGCGAGGCGGGAGTCGAATAACAGGCTTGCCGGGGTTCCTGTTCTTTCCTTCCCCGGCAATCGACAAGGACAGTCGTTAACACCATCGCGCCGCGCTCGGAGCAGCGGGTGTGGCGCATGGGGCCGGCAGGTTCGCCCCCGCTGGAGATCACGGTGTCATGTACGTGGCAAACAGCGGGAAGCCGTTCGATTCGGCACGGTCCACCCCCCATATCCACCGACATCGAAGGCCCCTCATACGGGCCGGAAAGGAGAACCATGGCCGACGAAACAGAACCCGCGATGTTCGACGCGTTGGAAAAGGCGCTGATGCCGTTGAACAGCGCACGCCAGCTGGCCGAGCTCAGCGGCATCGGCGAATCCACGCTGGCCGAATGGCGCGGAACGCACACGGGACCCGCCTACGTGAAATCCGGCCGCCGCGTCCTCTACCCGAAGGAGGCCGTGCTCGGCTTCATGCGCGCCAACCTGCGCGAATGCAAGGAGGCCAGCGCATGACCGGCCAGCCGAACGACTACGAGCATCGCGCCGAGGGCGAGTCCACGTTCGAATGGCCGTTGGATTCCGCGGGGATGCGCATGAGCGCGGGCGAACTATTGGACAGCCTGCTCGCCACCATCCAGCATCTCAACCGCACGGACGCATGGCCACTGACCATACTGCCGCCACGCTGGACGGACGTGATGGTCGACCGGGAACGCCGCCAGATCTCGGCGGTCTGCCTGTGGAAACGCAAACCAGTCAAAACCCATAAGGAGGGATAGATGTGCGAGAAACCCGAAACCGAAACCGAAACCGTGACGCCGCGGGTGGCCTTCGCCACCATATTGCAGTCGCTGGTGGCCGAGTCGCCGAACAAGCCCACGCTGCCCGTGATGCTGTCCATGCTTGACCAGGCGATGGATCATACCGGGCTGCGACTGGAGCTCGCCGCCGCGCCGGCGGACCATGAGGACGATGTGGCGAAAGCCAGCCGCCGCCTCTCGCGCAGGGCGTATGACATGACGAGCCTGCTGGCCGACGGCGCGGCCGGCGCCGGCGACTGGGAGCTGTTCGACCTGGCCGACGAGGCGCGTTCCGCCGCCGTTGCGCTGCTGCGCGCGTTGGATGGTGATGCGTGATGGCGGGAGAGACCGTTCTTACCATCGTCGGCAACCTGACCGCCGACCCGGAGCTGCGTACCACGGGCGGCGGGGCGACCGTGGCGAGCTTCACGATCGCTTCGACGCCGCGCAACTGGAACCGGCAGGCCAACCAGTTCGAGGACGGGCAGGCATTGTTCATGCGCTGCTCCGCATGGGGCGACATGGCCGGCCATTGCATCCAGTCCCTGCACAAGGGCATGCGCGTGATCGCCACCGGCCGGCTGAAGCAGCATTCGTATCAGACGCAGGACGGCTCCCAGAGAACCGTCATCGACATGACCATCGATGAGATAGGCCCCTCGCTGCGGTACGCGACCGCGCAGGTGACGCGCGTGCAGTCCGGACGCGGCTACTCGGGCGGCAGCACGTATGGCGACCCGGCCAAACCCGCCAACCAGCAACAGGGCTGGCAGGACGGCTCCCCGACTCCCGCGCAGAACCTCGGCGCTCCCGAAGGCGACCCGTGGGCGCAGGCGCCGGCCACGACGCCCGGCACCGCGTTCGGCGTTTCCAACGATTTCCCGTCAAACGATTCCGACCCCGAACTCTAAGGAGATTCAATGTCACGAAGGAAAAAGACCGATGGCGTGCAGGACGCGCTGATACCCGACGAGATGTCGCCCTTGAAGCTGTTGGATTTCAACGCGGGCAACGCGAAGATCAAGCAGGCCGCCGTGGACCTGCGTCGTTCCGTCAACACGGCCAAGCCGATGAGTTCGAAGACCGAGTATCTGGCCAAGTTCCAGCACATCGACGCGGTGACCGAGGCGATCTTCGACGTGGACGTGCTCGCCCAGCACATCGTGGATTGCGCCGAGGCCATCAACCGTCTGCTCACCTATCCGCGCGAGGCCCGACGCACCATCATGCTCGATGACCTGCACCGCAGCCTCAAACCGTTCGAGGAGTCGGCCGTGGAGGGCGTGCCCGACTACCCGTTCGACGGCGAAAACACCGAAGACGAATCATCCGATGCCGAATCCGACACCGGGGACGACCCGAACCAGCTGTCGGTGGACCCGGACACCGGCGAAATCAAGGAGGAATCATGAGCAAACGCAAGCACGGACGCCAACAACTGGAGCACGAGCGCCAACGCCGCCGCAGGAAGCGCATGCCGCACCTTCCAGCACACCAGAACCTATCGATTAAGGAGCAGTGACCCGACGAATTGTCTATCAACATCATCGACATCAACGTAACCAACCTCATCCCCAACCCGAACAACCCCCGCAGGGACGTGGGCGACGTCACCGAATTGGCCGACAGCATCCGCGAACAGGGATTGCAGCAGGCGCTTGTGGTAACCCCCGACCATGAGGAGCACGGCGAGCGCCTGTTTCGTGTGGTGATTGGTCATCGTCGTTTGGCGGCGTGCAAGCTGGCTGGCATTGAGCGGGTGCCGTGTGTTGTGCGTGAGTTGGATGCGAAGACCGAGCGTGAGCTGATGCTGGTGGAGAACTGCCAGCGCAGCGATCTGACGCCGTTGGAGGAGGCCGACGGGTATCAGGGTCTGCTTGACCTTGGTGCGAACGTGGGTGAGCTGGCTTCGAAGACGGGGCGTAGCGAGTCGTTCGTGCGTGGCCGTTTGAGGATCGCGCGCATCCCTGCCGAGGTGCGTTCCGGGTCGAAGGGGTTCGCCCAGTTGTCCCTCTCCCAGTTGGATGAGTTGGCGGAGTTCGAGGAGCATCCCGACATGATGAGGGAGCTGGCTTCGCAGGCCGGGTCGAACAATTGGGAGTGGAAGGCCAATCAGCTGCGCCAGCGGTTGAAGGACGAGGCGTGGCGTGTGGCGGTGCGTGCCGTGTTGCGTGAATTGCATGTGGTCGTGGAGGAGCCTGAATCCGGTTCGGTGTGGTCGGTGCCGGATGGCTGCCTGTTCTGTGACGTGTTCCATGGCCGGCCCGAGGATCTGGCCGACTGGTGGAAGCAGTGGCGGGTGAAGCATCCGACGGACGGGCCCGTGGTGCGCGTCGCCGACACCACGGTGTACGCGTTCCCGCGTATGAGCGCCGCGCAGATCGCCGAACGCGACGCCAGGGACGCGGCCCGTGAACGCGAGAACGCCTTGGCCGAGGAACGGTTGGACCGGCGGAAACGATTCGAGCATGACGCCACGCAATTGCGTCTCGTCTGGATCAGGGAGCACGCCACCCGGTTCAACGGCGGACAACTGCGCAAAGCCAACACCCGTTTGAGCCTGCTCGTCCTGACCGGCACCGACGGCTATTCTGGCCTCATCGCCAGCCGCAGGTGGGACAACGACGAGAGGGTGCTCGACGCCTACAACGCGCTGACCACCCCATTGCCGGTCATCGAGGACGGCGACGTGGAACTCTACTGCGAGCAGAACCTCACGGAACTGCATCGCCGCCAGAACGTGGAGGGGGCCGCGAACCGTGAGCTCCTGCTCATCCTGTGCGCCCAAATGGAAGCCATCATCGACCACAGCACGTGGGCAGACAAGGACGACATCACCATCGCCCAAGCCTACTATCAGGCGCTCGAAGACCTCGGATACCCCATCTCGGACGAGGAAAACAAAGCACTCAAAGGCGAATATCTGCCCGAAGACGATGAAGCGGAGTGAGCCATGACATGGACGCAGATAGACGACGGGCTCAATTTCAGCCCGCAGACCATGCCCGGCATGGTATCAAACCGCGCTGGGCCTATGGGTCCGCCTGTGCGTGCACACCGCGTACCAGCTGCGATTTCCCGCATTCGACGGCGCATTCGACCTCACGGTCGTGCGCTCGCTGAAAGGCAACGCACGGCAGGTGACGGAACTGGAGGCCGCGGGAATGCTCGAACCGGCGCTCGCCGCCGGCCGGTGGATGGTGGTCGAGGCCGACACCCTGATGAAATTCGGCGGCACTTCCGGCAGCGAACTCAAGGAGAAAAGGGCCAAGGCCGGGCATGCCGGCGGCGTCGCTTCGGGCGAGTCTCGGCGAAGCAAACGCGAAGCAAATGCTTCGAAGCAAAACGAAGCAAGTGCTTCAAGCAAACCGCGAAGCAAGACCGAAGCAAACCATGAAGCAAAAGACGAAGCAAACGGTGAAGCAAAACCGAAGCAAACGTCTGAAGCAAAACGAAGCAATTGCTTCGAAGCAAACGAAGCAACCGGTCCTAACCTAACCATACCTAGCCTTACCTCCCCTGTAGCCCCCTCCGCGCCGAACGCCGAACCGGAGTCGGCCGAGCCGAGCCAAGCCATGGCCGAATCCGGCCACGCCAGGCCGGTGACGAGCCTCGCCGAAGCCGAGGCCTTGGCCGAGGCCGACCCGTTCGCGTTCGCCTGGGACCGGTACCCGAGCCACACCGGCAATCGGGAACAGGCCCGAAACCTGTGGCGGGCCATCACCGGCGGCGACCCGACCGTGCCGCACGTCGAGGCCAGCCAACTGCTCGGAGCCGTCATCCGCTACGCCCAAACCGTGCGCCAGGACGGCGACCGGTTCACGCCATCGATGCGCAAATGGCTCGAAAACCGGCAATACGTCAAATGGCTGTCAAACACACCGGCACACACCGAATGGGGCGGCATCACCCGCCAATGGCTCAACCAGCACGCCATCAGCCAAGTCCCCTCAGGCTCGTGGACGGACAGCGTCGAACAGACGTTCTGGGCCCACGTCAAAACCGGCGAAGAGCCGGAGACCGTGGCGCAACGGCTCGTGACGGAAATCAACGAAAGGCATCAAGCATGAGCGACCAACCCACAGCCGCGACCCTGCGCCTCGTGGAAGGTCGCGAAAACAACCGGTGCATCGTCTGCGACCGATACCTGCGCAACGGCGAATGGCCCGGCAGCAGCCACCACCACCGGAAACGCCGCAGCCAGACTTACGGCGACCCCGAACGGCACGCGCCATCGAACGTCATCGACGTGTGCGGCACGGACAACAGCACCGGATGCCACGGATGGATCCACCAGCACCCCGAACAAGCCCGAGCATTGGGCTACCTGCTCAAAAGCTACGACCCCGAGCCAAGCCAAGTGCCCGTGTACAGCTGCCGGCGCGGCTGGATACTGCTCGACACCGACGGCCAATGGCATTCATGCCCGCCACCCGAAGACCTCCCCACCCACATCAACATCAAGAAAGGCAACGAATGAACGCCCACACAGCAACCCCGAACCGCCCCAACCCCGTCATCGAACTCATCCGACGTCTCCGAAAGGCCACCCACCGACCCGAACCGGCCAACGATCCGACCATCTGCGCGATCTGCGGCGCACCACTCACCGACACCACGTCATCCATCTGCCCCGACTGCCGGGAACTCGAAAAGGACTGGTAAGCATGCATACCACCACATGGGCCAACGACCCCGTCAACTCACCAAACCACTACACACGCTCGCACCCGGGCATGGAGTGCATCGAACTGACCGCCGACACCAGCTTCTGCCTCGGCAACGCCATCAAATACCTCTGGCGCTACCACAGCAAGGGCCGACCCGTCGAAGACCTCGAAAAAGCCCGATGGTACCTCTGCCGCGTCATCGACTACGACGAGAAGATCGCATGGACACGCCAACAACACGCCATCCTCGACACCCTCGCCAACGATCCCACCATCCCCGACGTCGAAGCGCACACATGGGCGAAACTCCGGCAAGGCTTCCCCGACTCGGCCCTCGCCTGCCTCGACCGCCTCATCGAACACGAAAGGAACCAACAATGACCAACCCCAACACCTACAACACGGCCTGCATGACCGGTGTCATCGACAACGTGGACTTCACGCTACGCGACGACTCCACCAGCGTGACCATGCTCATCCCACCCGACACACCCGTAGGCACCAGAACCATCATCATCCCCCAAGGCTTCACCCTCGCCGAACACCGGATCATCCGCGAAGCCATCGCCGACGCGCTCGCCGACCACGGGGAGGAACTATGAGCCCCGAAAAACCAGACGCTTTGCTGTGGATGGACGCGGAGACCACCGGATTGGATGCGAACATGTGTTCGATACTGGAGATCGGGTTGAGATGCACCAGCCTGGACGCCATGCACGAATACGGGCGGTTCGAGGCCGTGGTGCACATCGGCCGAGAAACCCTGCTGACCGTGCAGCCCTCCGCCCTGGAACTGCACCTGAACAACGGGCTTCTCGCCCAATGCGAATCCTGCGACCCGTTGGCCAACTCACCCAGGGTCATCGCCGAACAGGCCCTGTGGTTCATCCAAGGCATGGCCGCCACGTACACCCTGCACCCGGCCGGCACGAACATCAGCCGTTTCGACCTGCCCATGGTCGAACGCTTCTGCATGACGGGATTCGGAGAACTATTCCACTACCGCATGCTGGACGTCACCGCACTGCGCCTCGCAGCCAAAGCCTGCGGCCAAGACCCATACCAGCACCGCATGAAGCCCACGCACCGCGTCCACGACTGCCTGGACAGGGACATCACGGAATACCGGCACTACCTCACCCTCATGACGGGGCCGGCGCTCGCAGAAAAGGACCGGCCATGAAGCCACGCTGCATCCTGTGCCGCAAGCCCGTGCCCGACAATCACACCCGATGCGTCAAACACTGGCTCAACAACCAAGACCAATGGATGGAGGACGACCAACCGGTACACGAGCACTGCACCCCACGAAGGAGACCCGCATGAGCCACACGGCACGAATCTGGACACAAGACCAACTCACCGCCGTCATCAAACCGGACGCCAACGGCAACCCCACACTCAACACCGAACTCTTCCGCTCCGTCAACGTACTCAAGGAAATACGACCATGAAAAAAACTACATTAGTCCACCACAGAACTACATTAATCACCACCGGTTTTTATAGCACGCTCGCCGGAGGCACCCGATGAGGCGCGAAAGCTGGTCGGTGGAATCCACCATCGGACTCCTGTTCACCATCATCATCGCGATACTGGCACTCGCCATCGTATCCGCCATCGGCCTGGCCGCGTACGCCGCGATGGACACCGGCCCCAGCCAGCGCATCGTGCAGCAGGTGGAGACCACGGGCGACGTTCGCCGCCTATGCATCGAGGCTCGAACCGGCGAGCGCGTCGATGCCATGTCATGCGACTTGATTGATCCGCATACGGGAGGTGTTGCGAAGTGACGAGTCAGGCGATACGCGACAAGGTGCTCGCATGGCACGGGCGCGGCTACGGCGCGACGGATACGGCCCGTCAATTGGGTCTGCCGTTGGAGGAGGTGCGCGCGATCATCCGCGAGGGCGACGGTCGGCCGAAACCGCCATGCAAGGTCGAGTTCATCGAACCGCCGCTGTTCGAGGAATGAACTGAAATACCAGATAAAAACGAAACCCTCCACACGAGGCGGAGGGCATGTCAGCAAGCAACCAGTTTAGCCGATGTGGAGGGGTTTCGTGAACTGCCAGAACTGCAACACCATAATCGAAAACGGGTACGCGCTGTGCACGGCGTGCGAGCTGCGCTTCGCCGGCACGCTCCTGCGACTCGCGCGCGACGTCACGCCGTTGCACGACTCGCTGGACGCGACCCTGCATCCGGGCGGGCACGCGCCCGTCAGGATCCAGACGGCCACTCCCCCGACTCCTATCAGGCTTGACGTGCTCGACCTGCTGGACATGCTCGATGCGACGGCGCGCGAACTGTGGCGTTGCTTGGATGTCATCGATGCCTTGGATTGGCACAAGGATCCACGCATGGAGGACCTCGAGGCCACGCTTATCGACTGTGCGGGCCATCCCAGGCTCGCCACGTTCGCGGATGCCGGCTTCTACATGGCGACCATCAACGGCATCGCCCGGAAAATCGACCTCACGTTGGATCCGCCAGAGCAGCGACGCGAGATCGGCACGTGCGAGCTGTGCGCCACGATGCTCACCGCAGGCGCGGCAGACCAGTGGGTTACCTGTCCCGTGTGCGGACGGGAACAGCGAGCGCAGACGGTCAAACTGCGTAGGCTCAAGACGTTGTATTGGGATGATTCCAGGCGAGGGTCGGCGGCTGAGATAGCCAAGGCGTTCACGGATGCAGGGATACCGGTGCGTAGGGGTACGCTCAACGTGTGGGTCAACCGAGGCAAGCTGCCCTCCAGCCCTCAGGGCCTCGCCTATTGCGACGTGTACCGACTCGTGATCGGCGGAGCGGCTTGACAAAATTGTCACTGTAACCGATGATTGCAGTGGCAGAAGTGTCGAAAAACCCAGCTCACGTGGCTGGGTTTTCGCGTATCTGACCGCATTGCATGGGGCGAGAGTACTCCGCCGGCACGTCCAAAGCGCCGGTGATGTTCGCCCCGCCACTCTTTTCATTTGATTGTGAGGCGATGACGCCATGACAATGCCAGGCATGCCGACCATCAGCCTGCAGATCACGTGCAAGGGGAACGCCCTCGCCGACATCGACGCCCTCCCGGTGCCCGTGAGCGTCACCCCGGCCGGGCATATTGTGGTCGACCCCCTCGAACCCGTCATGCGCCGGGCCGTGCAGGCGTTCGCGGACGCATGGCAGCAGTCGTGCGACAAGGCCGGGTCATGAGCGGACGGCGCGGCAACCGGCGTCATGCCAACGGCTGGCGACGCCAGCAGGTCGCGGCCCGCGTGCTGGCGGCCTACGACACATGCCACCTGTGCGGCAGGCCCGTGGACAAATCATTGCCATCGGGATTGCCGGGCTCGCCCGAGGTAGACGAGATCATCCCGGTCAGCAAAGGCGGCTCGCCATACCTGTTCTCCAACTGCCGGCTCGCGCACCGCTGGTGCAACCGCATCCGCTCCAACCACAGCGTCGAATGGGCGCGCGAACACATCAAACAAACATTCGAACAGGGGTATACGGCCGACCTGAAGGCCACCTCGATGCCGTTGACCACGAGCGGCGACTGGTGACGTGGGGAGGAGACCCGTCCGCCCCGGTCGAAGCCCCCTCGGGCGCAGGGCCGATATCTCCCCGGCATGTCAAAACGTAACGCCTTGGACGGCCGTTACGTTATCCCGTTACGTTTTTTTGGAGGTGAGCGCGGTGATCTGCGAGGAATGCGGCCAGCCGTTCACCCCGTCCGGCCGTGGAAAGAAAGCGAAGTACTGTTCGGCCAAATGCAAGCAGCGCGCCTACCGCAGGGCCAAGCGCATGAGCCGCGTCACCACCCCTCCCGCCCCGGCCGGGGACGTGGAACATGAGCCCGAGGCGATGGACACCCTCACCGCCGCCGATTTCGATGCGATGATGAACGACGGGCCCGAGGACTACGTGAGCGTGCTCAAACGCACGCAGGCCCGGCTCAAGGAAGCCATGTTCAGCGCCGGCACCCCGCCGGGCAGCCTGACCGGCATCAGCAAGCAGCTGCTCGCCCTGACGCGCGAGATCGAACGGCTCGAAGGCAACCCCGTACAAGGCATGACGACGCTAGAGGATTCGGAGGATGACGACGATGACGGAGAGTTCCGACCCGAAGCTATCTGAGGTCGCACGCCACATCGTCATGCCCTCCGGCATCGTCACCAGCATGTTCCCCAAGGTCAACAAGCGCGCCAAAACATACGGCATCCGCTACGACCGCTGGCAGCAGGGACTGCTGACCCTCATCCTCGGACGAAGGAAGGACGGCACGTTCGCCGCGTCCGTCGGCGGCGTGGTATTGAGCATCTGCCGCCAGACCGGCAAGACCTTCACCGTCTCCAGCCTCGTGGTCATCCTGTGCACGCTCATCCCCGACCTGACCGTCATCTGGACCGCACACCACAACCGCACCAACAGCAACACGTTCGACCACGTGCGCACCCTGGTACGCAATCCCGCGCTCATCGGATACCTCGACCACTCCGGCCGCACCGACGGCGTGCGCGGCGGCAACGGCATGCAGGAGATCACCTTCGCCAACGGCAGCAAGATACTGTTCGGCGCACGAGCCCAGGGCTTCGCCCGAGGCAACGACGCCGTCGACATCATCGTGTTCGACGAAGCCCAGATCCTGACCGAACAGGCCATCAGCGACATGGTGCCCGCCACCAACACCAGCCCCAACGCGCTCGTCCTCTACATCGGCACCCCTCCACGCCCCACCGACCCCGGCGAAGCGTTCACGGAACGCCGCCGCCAAGCGCTCTCCGGCGAGGACGACATGCTCTACGTGGAATTCTCCGCCGACCGCGACGCCGACAGCGACGACCGCGCCCAATGGAGGAAAGCCAACCCGAGCTTCCCGCGCCGCACCAGCGAAACCAGCATGCTGCGCATGCAACGCCAGCTCGGCAAGGACAGCTTCCGCCGCGAGGCACTGGGCATCTGGGACGAGACCACCACCAGCCAGGCCATCAACCCCCAGCAATGGGCCAAAGCCGTCACCGGCACACCCAACATCAAAGGGCTGATCGGCTACGCGCTCGACATGAAACCCGACCGCAGCTCGTTGGCCATCGGCGGAGCCGTCAACCACAGGGACGGCACCGCGCACATCGAACTGCGCCGCTTCGAGGCCACCCAATCCAAAGGCACCCAATGGGCGGTCGACTACATCGCCGACCACTGGCCGCGCACCGCGAGCGTGGCCATCGACTCGCAATCACCCGCTATGAGCCTGCTGGCCGACCTCAAGGCCCGGCACGTGAAAGTCATCGTCACCAACTACAGCGACATGGGCCGCGCCTGCGGCAAATTCCTAGACATGCTCAGAGACGGCAAACTCACCCACCTGCCGGACGACAAAGCACCGGCGCTCGCCACGGCCGTGGCCAACGCCACCACACGCAGCATCGGCAAATCCGGCGCCGTCGGATGGAACCCGATGGGCAGCGACATCGACATAAGCCCGCTCGTGGCATGCACGCTCGCCCTCTACGGCACCACCATAACCAAACGAGACCCCGACCGAGTACAGGAGGTCATGATCGGATGAACGAACAATCCATCAGCTTCGGCAACCCCTACCTGTCCACCGGCTCCTCGTCCGTGACACACATCGCCAACGTGCCCGACAACGACATGGCCGACATCACCCGCCTACTGGAACTCTGGCGCAACAAATACCCGCGCAACCTGCTACGCTCCGCGTTCTACGACGCCAAACAACGCTTCAACAACCTCGGCATCAGCATCCCGAACATCGTCGCCCAGAAAGCCGGCGTCGTGGTCGGCTGGCCACAGAAAAGCGTGCGCGCGCTCGCCGACAAATCGGTGTTCGAGGGCTTCGAGACCGCCGCCGGGGCCGACAACCACGGCATCGACGAGATCATGCGCATGAACGAGCTCGAAACCGACATGAGCGAGGCCGTCATCAGCTGCTACAAGCACTCCTGCAGCTTCCTGACCATCGACTACGACCCGGACGACAACGAGCGCATCCTCATCACCCCGCGCTCGGCCGACTGGTCCGCCGCACTATGGGACAACGAACGCCGACGCATCAAGGCCGCGCTGACCATCACCGACAGCGACAAATGGGGCAACATCACCGCGTTCAACGCATGGCTGCCCGGCCGCAACTACGCCTGCATGAAAACCGGATACGGGTGGACTGCGGAACCCCAATACAACCGGCTCGACCGCGTGGCCGTGGTGCCCATCGTCTACGACAAGCAGATGGACCGCCCCCTTCGGCCGCTCCCGCATCAACCGCGCCCTCATGAACCTGACCGACATGGCCATGCGCACCATGGTCCGCATGGAAGCGTCCGCCGAATTCTACTCGGTGCCCAAAATATGGTTCCTCGGCCTGAGCCGCGAATCCTTCCAACAGGACACGTGGAGCGCGCTCGTCAGCAGCATCAACGCGATCAGCCGCGACATCAACGGCGACATACCCGAACTCAAACAGGTCTCCCAGGCATCGATGCAACCCCACGGTGACATGCTCGAAACCATCGCCATGCTCGCCTCGGCCGAAACCGACATCCCGCCCGAACAACTCGGCATACGACTGGCCAACCCCACCAGCGCCGAAGCGCTCGCCGCGGCCGAGAACCAGCTGACGCGCACCGCGAACCGGCAGAACCGCATGTTCTCCCGCCAGCTGCTCAACGCCATGGGCATGGCCGTGCAATTGCGCGACAACAGCCCGCAGCCGCCCGACCTGACCGGCATCCGCCCCCTGTGGGCGCCGACCCGCGAGGTGAGCGACGCCGCGAGAGCCGACTACTACACGAAGGTCGCCGGCGTGAACGGCGACTGGGCGGATTCCGACGTGGGACTGGCCAAGCTCGGACTCACGGCCGGCGAGCTCCAATCGTTCCGCGCCTACCAGCAGCGGATGAAGGCCCAACGGAACATCGACCAGCTCAGACAGCAGCGGATGAATCCGCAGGACACGGAGGCGGCTGATGGCAGCGAATCCGAAAGCCCCGCCGGAACTGCAGCCGCTGCTGGACAAGGCGTACAGGGACTACCAGACCGACCTTGACAACCTCAGGGAGGGCGCGGCCGACGTCATCGAGAACATGGTCGAACGCGACCCCCTGAACGTCAAGGACGCGATCCGCGACTTCTCCCGCGACGCCTCCCAGCTGGCGAACGAATATTACGACACCGTGCGCGGCCTGTGGGGCGAATACGCGGGCTTAGAGCTTGAGGACTTCGACCACACACAGCTCATCGACCCCGACCGCGCCCTCTGGCAGGTGCAGGGCGGCTTCAACAACACCGACTACAACGGCCTGACCTACACGCAGGTCAAGAACGGACAGTCACGCGCGGGAGCCACGATCGACGACCTGTGGCCCGATCTGGGCAACCCGGATGACGCGATGCAATTCGTCGCCGACATGATCAACGCCTCCGCACGCCTGACCACCCAACGCAACATGCGCATCGACCCGTCGAAACCACGATGGGCCAGAGTGCCGCGCGGAGCAAGGACATGCGCGTTCTGCACCATGCTCGCCTCACGGGGCTTCACCTACCTGAGCGAGGACTCGGCAGGTCTGGAGATGCAATACCACCGGGACTGCGACTGCCAGATCGTCCCCAGCTGGGGCCGCCAGACACTCGCCGGATACAACCCCGAACGGCTCACCGCCATGTGGCAGGAAGCCAGCAAGGAAGGCGGCGACTACCGGGAGAAGCTCAAGCGCATGCGCCGGGACAATCCCATGGCGTTCACGGACGGCGTCTACCCGACGCCGACCATGCCGTGGGAGCAGTCCGTCAGACTCCTGTCAATGAAGGGAGAGCCAAAAGGCACGGCGGAATCCTGGTACCGGCGCCAGCTCGCCGTCGGCGTCGACCCGAGCAGGGAAATCCTCGAACGGCACGAGATCGTGTTCCTTGAGAAGTTCAGGCGCTTGGGAGAGGAATACGAGTGGATACCGAAAAGCCATGACGGCAAGCCCAGCAACGACTTCCACTGGCTGAGCCACGAATGCGACGCCGAGCTGAAATCACCAGCAAGCCTGAAATACAGGAACGTGGCCCAACGCATCAACGACGCCGTCGTCGGCGGCGTCGAACAGGGCGTTGTCAAGGACGTGTTCGTACTGGACTTCGGAAGCACGAAACTGCCCGACAAGTTCGTCAACCAACTGTCGCTGTACAACGCCCGTCATGAATCCCACATCAAAGAGCTGTGGGTGTTCGACTCGGAAGGATTCCACCAAATCGTATTGAAATAGAAGAACGGGGATAACCCCCCGGATTATGTGCCGGTCTCAAGAGCCGGTTACGTGGGATCCCCGTTACCTCGATTCTACCATACGGCGGGTTGCCGGAGAGGCCGATCGGGGCCGACTGTAAATCGGCTGCATCACGCCACGCAGGTTCGAATCCTGCACCCGCCACTCCACACCACCCGCACGGGTGGTTTTTACGCCCGGAACGGGCCCCATCAACCACAAAGGAGAACCATCATGCACGACATGCCGCACTGGCGCCGATTCCGCAACAACCTTCGTCTCATCGATTCCGGCGCAGGCGAAGGCGGCTCCGGCGACCCCGCAACGGGAGACCCGGCCGACCCCGGCGAGGACATCGACTGGAAGGCGAAGTTCGAGGAGCAGCGCGCCCACTCGCGCAAATGGGAGCAGCGCGCCAAGGACAACAGCAAGGCCGCCGAGGAACTGCAACAGTTCAAGGACTCGCAGCTGTCCGAAGCCGAGAAGGCCGCCAAGCGCATCAAGGAACTCGAAGCCGCCAACGCCGCCTACGAGGCGGAACGACAGCAGAACGAGTGGAAGGCGCAGGTCTCCAAGGAGACCGGCGTGCCCGCCTCGCTGCTGCACGGCGACACGCTCGAGGCCATGACCGCGAACGCGAAGGCCATCGACCAGTACGCACACCCCAAGCCCAAGGGCATGCCCCACCAGGGCAAGACCCCCGACGGCAAGGCCGCCGGCGCCGACGAACGCGCATGGGCCGACGACCTGTTCTCCAACCTCTAAACGCAATCATCCCCCAGAAAGGAACAACATCATGGCAATGGACACCAGCAAACTCCACCTGCCCAAGACCGTCGCCACGGCCGTCGTCAACAAGGTCAAGGAGACATCGACCATCGCGGCCCTGTCCCCGAGCAGCCCGCAGATCTTCACCGACAAGGAATACATGATCTTCAACGGCGCCGCCGAGGCCGACGTGACCGCCGAAGGCCAGACCAAGAGCTCCTACGAGCAAGACCTGAACTACGTGAGCGGCAAGACGTTCAAGGTGCAGACCACAACCCGAGTCACCAGCGAACTCAAATGGGCCGACGAGGACAACCGCTTCCAGATCATCCAGTCCATCCAGGCCGACCAGGCCGAGGCCATCGGACGCGCCCTCGACTACGTCGTCTACCACGCCGTCAACCCCAAGACCGGCGGACCCCTCACCGGATTCGACGCGCTCACGGCCCGCGCCATGCAGGTCACCGCCGGAGACGACGACATCACCAACGTCGACAACCTGGCCGACCAGCTCAACGAGACCTACGACATCAACGGCATCGCCATCAGCCGCACGTGGGCCTCCCGCCTGCGCAAGATCCGCGTACCCGCCACCGGCATGCGCTACTACCCGGAGATCCCGCTCAACCTGCAGGTCGGCACCCTCGACGGCATCAAGGCCGCCACCAGCGCCACCGTCAACGGGGCCAAGGCCAAGACACCCACCAACGTGCTCGCCATCATGGGCGATTTCAGCCTCATCAAATGGGGCATGGTGCGAGACATCACGTCCGAGATCATCCCCTACGGCGACCCCGACCAGACCGGCGTCGACCTCAAGGCCCACAACCAGATCGCCTACCGCACCGAGGCCATGTTCTCCTACGCGGTCGTCGATTCCAAGGCGTTCGCCGTGCTCAAGACCTCCACGGAAGAAGGTGCCTGATGGGCGCGTTCACCCAGGACTTCATCGTCCAGAAGACGAACAGGAAGAAGCACAAGCCGGCCGCCATGGACGTGCCCGCACGCCTGTGGAACCCGGATGGCACCCCGTTCGCTGGCTGCTCATCAACGCCTGCGGACGGCAGTGTGACGAACGCGATGCTGGCGGGAGGCATCACCGCGGACAAACTCGCCGCGGGCGTGATCCCGACCGTCCCGAAGGCCGCGTATGTGGCCGACCCGGCCGGCGATACGCCGACGAAGGCCGAATACGTGGCCTTGCGCGACGCTCTCGTCACGGCGGGTCTCATGCGCCCAAAAGCGTGACCACCGTCGACGGGGACATCACGCCCGTGCTCACCAGAATCGGATAAAGGAGGACCATATGGACCCGTCCGTTTCGTTCGCCACGCATTCCAACCTGGAAGACCGGTGGCACAAGCTGCTTCCGGAGGAGCGGGCGCAGGCGGACATCCTGCTCGCGGACGCGAGCGAGATCATCCGCAACCGCGTCCGCCCCTACCCCGAGACACATGACCCGGCGTGGTGGCTCGCGCATGAGCGCGGGCTCGAGCTCGTGTGCTGCCAGATGGTGCGCACGGCCATGGAGGCGCAGGTGTCCGGTGGACAGACCGGCGTCACCCAATCCACGGAGACGACCGGCCCGTTCTCCAGCACCTACTCGTGGCTGAGCCCCGACGGGTATCTGAGGTTCACGGACGACATGCTGCGCAACCTCGGATTGTCCGGCCAACGCATGTGGTCGATAGACATGGCGGAAGGATCGCATCATGGAGCGTGTTGACGTGTACCGGGGCGCGGCCGAGGTGGATGCAGATGGGAACCCGGTGCAGGGAGAGATGCGGCATGTGGCCTCGCTGATGGGTTTCGCGGAGCCGGTGGAGACTTCGCAGTCCCCGGGCGCGGACTCGCAGGGCGTGGCCCGCCGCTACACCCTGTACTTCCGTGGTCCCGAGCCCACGGGCATCCTTGATACGGATTGCCTCGTGGTGCGCGGCAAGCCGTTGATGGTTGACGGGCCGCCGCTCGAATGGTGGAGGCACGGGCGTCATATCGGCGACGTGGTCAACGCGTTCGTCAGGGAAGGATGAATCATGGCCAAGAAAGTCAGGGTCGTATTGAACCGGAAGGCTTTCGGCACGGAGGCGCTGCACAAGGCCGTCAAGCCGGTCATGGATGACGTGCAGGAGCAGGTGGAGGGCATGGCGGCGGTGGATCCGGCGATCAAGGTGTACCGCAACGAGGACACTGACCGCACCAACGTGGTCGCCACCGCTCCGGCCGCGTTCGAACAGGCCCACGGAGTGCTGAGCCAGATGCTGGGCATGGTGGTCGTATGAGCGTCATCCGGCCACCCGTCCGTCCCCGGCGCGTGGAACCCGTGCTGCTCGAACGTCTGCGCGACCGGTTCCATGACGTTGAGTTCGGCACCGTCCGCAACCGGGGCAATCCGTCCAGGGAATGCGTGCTGGTCGCCGTGCCGGGCCAGAAGGCCACCCCCGTCAGCCAGCAGGCGCGTTTGCGCATCTCCGTGTGGGTGCGCCGCGACGACGGGACCGGCGACATCGACGCCGCGCAGAACCTCGCCGCCGACATCGAACTGTACCTGACCGGCCTGTATCCGCCAAGGCCGGTCGTCACCATCGACCACGAGTCGGGGCCGATCCGCATGAGCGACGAGAACGGCTGCCTCATGGCGTACCTCACGCTCCTGCTCACCGTCGAAACCAACCAAGCATAATCATCGAAAGGCGTATGGCAAATGGCCACAGACACTTCGTACATCACCAGCGGCAACCGCGCCGACCTGGTCAAACTCATCAAGGACTACGCGCTCTTCCTGTGGAAGCTCGACGATCCAAACATCCCCGAGATGCCGGACTCCGAGAAATGGACGCCGCCGGAGGGCAAGAAGCCTGTCGGCTACAACAGCGAGGACGGCGCGGTACTGCACCCCGAGCCGGGCGACGAGACCGAGATCAAGGGCCACAACGGCGACATCGTGGTCTCCGAACAGGAGCCCGGCTACTGGACCCTGCAGATACCCGGCATCGAATGCCGTCAGGACATCGCCGAAGCCTACTTCGGCGTCAAGGCCGACACCGACGGCAACTTCCATGTCAGGGACGCGGCCACGAACATCGAATACATGGCCGTGCTCGCATGCCTCGACCAGTACGGCAACCCCATCGTGCTGCCCATCGGCAAATGCAAGGTCTCCGACCGCGACGACATGACCCTCGTATCCACGGAGGTCGTGACCTTCAACGTCACGTTCAAGATGTTCAAGGCCGCCGACGGCTACATGTTCCACGTATACGGTCTGCTCGCCGCAGAAAGGGCCGGGCTCGCCGCAAGCATCGAATCCGTGGCGGCCAACCCGGCCGCCCTGAGCGTCGCCGCGGGCAAGACCGCCACGTTCGCAGTCACGGTCAAACCCGACAACGCCGCCGGCTGGAAGCTCGCCGCCGCAAGCGGCGACACGTCTAAGGCCACCGCCACGGCATCCGGCGCCACGGTCACCGTCACCGGGGTCGCGGCCACCGAAACCGGCAAACCCGTCACCATCACCGCCACCGCCGGCGGCAAGAACGTGACCGTGCCCGTCACCGTCACCGCCTGACCCTGACATTCTTCCCCGTCCGCACCGATGGCGGTCCCTGCGGACGGGGAACCCCACCCACCAGACCGCCGCACACACTTCTTCAGGAGACCGCCATGAGCGCAGAAAACAAGACCATCGAAATCGAACCCGACATCAACACCGACGCCGAACAGCAGCCCGACGTATGCCTCAGCCTCAAGGGACTCGACACCGAAGTCACACTCCCCAACCTCAACTCCGCCGACCTGCCCATCGAACTGGTCAACGTCGTGCTCATCGTCAAAAGCAAGGTCGTCCTGAGCGAGGAGGAGACGTTCCACGCCACCGCCGTGTTCCTCGCCTACCTGCAGGAAATGCAGCCGACCCTGTGGAACAAGCTGCGGAAGGCCGGCAACCCGCTCGGCTGGATCAGCGCCATCGTCAAAGGCTGGGCCGAAGGATCGGGCCTCGACCCAAAATCGTTTACCTCCTCATCCTCCACCAACAGCATCACTCGGCGCTGACCGCCGACTGGCTGACCCGCTACCGGCGCGTCTGGAAGCCATGCCACCTCGACGTATGGCTCGACGCGCCAACCGGCCGCAAACCATCCGGCAACCTCGACTACGAGAGCGCATGGGCGCTCACCCGCGAAATCCTGCGCGACCACACCTCCAACAGCTTCGCCGCGCTCGCCGGATGGTCATACACGCCCACCGGCGCGGAAATCGCGCTCTGGGACCAGATGGAACTCGAAGGCCGACTCAAACGCAAAGGCTACCGGCCATGGGCCGACCGGAGAACCGACATGTTCCGCCGACCGGCCACGGAAACCCACGCCGATTATGAGGCGCGCATGGCCCGCCGCAAACGCCTCAACGACCACTACCACATCGAATGACCCCGACCGCCATCGGGGCCTCCCAACCACACAGGAGAAGCCCCGATGGCAGAAAGCAGCATCGGAAAAGGCTTCTGAGCAAAGCCTGTAGCAGCTCCCAACAATAAGGAAGCAACAACCAATCGTATCTTATTCATCTCTA